TTTTTTGTGTGCACGTGTCAAATACGTGTCAAAATAGTTATACTTATTTAGGTCTAGTCAGAAAATAAATCTCTAAAAATACTGTAGTTAAGCCTTTTTACAGTTGTTTAGAAAATTAAATTTATCCCTCCGTTTCCGTACTATACCGTTGATATGACGGGCTTTCGATAGAGTAAGTGTCAAATAAGTGTCAAGAGAATATTTCTCTAACACGTTGGCCTTGCTCTTTTTTATGTTCTTCTAATAAATGTGAATACGTGTCTAACGTTTGTGATATAGTAGCGTGACCTAAACGTTTACTTATATACTCGATTGGTATGCCTTTAGATAGTAAGTAAGATGTGTGCGTATGTCTGAGTGAATAGGGAGTTATATTATTATCGTTTAATCCTATCACTTCTTTTGCTTTTCTAAATGCTTTACCTACTGATGTATGACTAACAGAGAATAACTTGCCATCAATTCTACGCGGCATTTTAGCTAATTTTGAATTTATGTGTATGATATCTTTTGAATTAACTTCTACATCACGTTTTGAATTCTTTGTTTTCGTTCCAGGCAAATGAATTATGCCATTCGCTTTGTTTAGATCTTTGTAAGTCATATTGATGACATCGCTATATCTTGCGCCAGTAATGCCTAATAGATATAGCAAAACATAACTTTCTTCATCTCTTTTCTTGAAATAATCTAGCAAGTTTAAATAGTCTTTTATCGTAATAAACTTAAATTTCTCATCTTTAGCTTTTTCAGTCCCTTTGATATTTACATTATAAGTAGGGTCTTTCTTCAAATAGCCATCGTATAACGCGTCTCTAATACATCTAGCAAGACAACCGTGAACTTTTCTTACTGTTTCATCAGTGTGACCTTGTGCGTATTGATTTAAAAACTTTTGATACTCAATACGTGTGATATTTTTAACTAACATATTTTCTCCGAAATACTCACTGAATAATTTAATCGATCTTTCATACCAGTAGAATTGTTTGCTAGACAACTGTTTCTTGTTCTTAATTTTTATCCAGTCATCGTAGTAGTCGATGAATTTTTTATTATCTTCAATGTTGTTGCCATCTTCTAAATCTCTAATTAATTGTTGTGCTGCATTAGTAGCCTCAGCTTTTGTTTTAAAACCAGATTTACGTTTTTTACCAGACTTCAAACTAGGGTGTTTAACATCATATTGCCATGATGAACTTGTCTTATTTTTGCGTTTTGTTACTGTAAATGTTGCCATTTTCCGTGTTCCTCCTTAAAAAAGTAAAAAATAATAAGGGTAGGCATGCTACCCGTAAAATTATTCTTGAAATAATACTCGATGTAACTTATAATGTATTTAAGATAACTCGAGAAGGATTAGCTCTGGGTCCCCGAATGGGGGTAGGCGAAAGCTGAGAATTCCTATGACCCTGGGGTTATCTTTTTTTATTTGCTTTTTTTATGTTATTAATTATATTTGGATCATTTTTTATTTCTTTAACTATAAAATCTACAATTTGTTGAGAATACCTAGTTAGATTTGCAAAATGATATGCATATTTATCGTCAAATTTTAAATTGTAGAATTTTATTATTAAACTTAAAGTATACTGATTAAATTCATTTTTATCGTTAGCTTTATCGTAATAATTGAATTTTAAGTTTTTGGCTTTTAACTGTTTGTTAACACCTTTAATTACATTGTTAAAACTTAATCTGTATTTATCGTTAGGATCTTTTAACTCTTTTAAAATTTTAGCGTTATTTTCTGAACCACTTGAAACATTTACTGAAAAATCAGCGTTTTTAGGATTTTTTGTAATAATTATTGTGTTTTGTAAAGGAATAACTAATGAATTAGAACTATTTGTTTCTTGCGCAACTTCTAAATCATTTTTTTGAGTTATTAACTTTTCGGCAATGGTTGGTGAATATTTCCCACGTATTTCATCATTGTTTAATATATCCATATTTACAGACAAACTTAAAAAATTTTGAGGTATTTTTCTAGTTATATCTATGTCATGAAATTTTTGTAGTTGTTCCGAAAAATTTAAAATATTAGCTTGAAAAAAAGGAGCATAAACAGTTTCATAATCCTCTGTAACTAAATGAGTGCTAATATTTCTCAAGTCTATAATCTTTTCTAAGTTTATTCTTAATGGTTGATTTTTATCAGTATAGATAATTTTAATCACATCAGATAAATTCAAAGTCCTGTTTGGGTTATCTGAATAATAAATAGAAATATCGTCTTTCAATAATTTAGCTTTTAACATTAACTCCCAAGCATTACATATAAAGAATGAGAAACCTTCAATTCTATATTTAATTGTAGGTTTATTATACAATTCCAAACCCATAATAAATGCTTCTTGACATTTAAGTAACAAACGCTCTTTCAAATTTTCTCTCTCCATACCTCAACCTCCTTTATTTATGTTGAAAAAGTAGAACACAATTAATCAATCAACCTTATTTCATCTTCATCGTAAGCATCAACAGAATGAGAAAGGTAAGCATGTGTTTTTAAAATTAATTTATTGGGATTAGTTTTAAATTCTAGTTCATGAATATTAAATTGGAAATGTTCAATTTCTTTGGTATTTTCACATATACTACGGTCTACGTGTAAAGTGAATGTTTGTAATTCATTATCTAAAATAGGAAATTGACTTCGCTCATCGGGATTATCATATCTTTCAATTAATGTAAGCTCAATCTGGTTAATAGTTTGTTCAGATGCGGCGCTTTCTATTATGACACTTCCTTCTAAAATACCTTTACTATGAACTTGTTGTGTTTTTAACACAGTGTTTATTTTTAATGATTCTATACCTATTGAAGTTAATAGTTTTTCGAACATACTTACATCCTCCTTTGTTTATGTTAAAGAGCCACTAGAATGGTAAAATAATTAATCTGTGAAATATTATTTTAGCGCTTTTTCAATTTTTTCACCCTTAACTCTACCTTTATCATCCACTTCAGTTTTAGGATCTTTCTTTTTCTTTGTACTATCTTCCACATCTTTAGTGTCACATGCGCCTAAAATTAAAGCACCGCTAAAAATTAAAGCTAAAAACTTTTTTATTATTTTGCACTCCTTATATATCAAAAGTATAGGGTAGGCGAGCTACCCGATAATTTACTCTTCAAATAATAATTAATGTAACTTATAATATAATTAAGATAACTCAAGAAGGATTAACGCTGGGTCCCGAAAAGGGGTAGGTGCATATGCACTGAGCATTCCTATGTGCCTGGGGTTATCTTTTTTACTTCTTAAACTATCCACAAATTTAGTTAGATTTTAAAAATTCTTTATCAATAATTTCATTAGTAATTCTTTCCATATGTTCTTTAGTCATATCCTTGTTTTCACCACTTTGCATACCATGTTCATTTGCTATTTTGTCGTTGTATTTGTCTAGTGGGTAAACAGTAAAATCATATCTAGAATCTTTATTGCCTGGTATTCTTTCTTTATAGTAATTTACTAAGGATTTCCAATGAACATTTTTAATCACAATTTTCTGTCCTTTTTTTGTTATATCGAAGTTTATGCTACCACAAAGATTATTACTTTCATTACCAGTGTTTTGACCATTTAAAAAATTACCTAATGAGTAAATTACCAGTGTTTTGTGATTATTTTTACCTTTTACCCATTTTACCGGTTGGATTACATGAGGATGCATACCTATTACTGCATCGACATTCGAATTTGCGAATATTTTAGCATATCTTTCTTGTTTTTTATTTGGATAATGATGACTTTCTTGTCCCCAATGAGTTGAAACGATGACAGCATCACTATATTTTTTAGCGTATTTGACGTCTCGCTTTATTTTATTTTCATTCAAATAATTAATTTGATATTTATTTTCTGGTTTAAGTCCATTAGTACCAAATGTATAATTAAGTATTGCTATCTTTATTCCATTTTTATTTATAATTTGAAGTTTCTCATTATCTTTTTTAGACTTGTATACACCAGTGAACATAACTCCTTTTTCTTTATACTTTTCCCATAGATTAACTCTATGATTAACGCCATGTGTACCTTTATCGAGAGCATGATTATTTGATCCGTTAATTAAATTAAATCCTGATTCAACCAAATATTTCGACAAATCGCTAGGAGTATTAAACCTTTTAAAACCTGAATAAGGTATATCATCCCCTCCCATTGGTGATTCTTGGTTGATGTAAGCAATATCAAATCTTTTTATATAAGGTTTAACGTTTTTATACATTGATGAAAAATCATAGTCATTGTGATGAGTTTTTGCATCGTTATAAACAACTGGATGAATTAAATTATCTCCAACTGCAACAAAAGAAACTTTTTCATGATTAAAGTGGGTGTCAATTTCAGCAAATATTATAGTCATAACTGCTAATAGGCTAAAAAAAATTATAGCTATTATTTTTTTCAATTTACATACCTTCTTCATGGTTTATTTATCTATCTCACGTGCAATTCTCTCTAACGTTTCTCTAACCTCTTTTAAAGTATACATATCTGAAAATGTGTAGCAAAAAGTTTTTCCGTTATCAGTTTCGGCTGTAACAGTGTATAAATCCTCAATATGATCATAGCTAATATGATAGTTTAAAATCTTCATTCATAGTCCCCTTTTTGCATGTAGTTTATTAAATTGACTTTTCATTAAAATAACTTTTGACTTGCTACAACTCTACCAATTATTTTTACTTCGTCATCTTTGCCATATACCTGTGGATAGTGGTTTGTATTGTTTGATTCTGGAATTAATATAACTTGGTCACCATTGTATCTAATACGTTTAACAGTCGCGTTATAACCATTAATCATAACAACGCCTAACTGACCATTCTCTACTATAGAATCTTTTTCTACCACAACTATATCGCCGTCTTGGAAAATCTTATCCATACTATCGCCAGACACTTTTAAACCAAATTCTTCTTTATCTGAATTAAGTTTGTTGGTAGCAAAGTATATGTAATCAATTAAATTTTCTTCACTATAGATAGGTAAGCCCGCAGATATTTTTGAAACGACTGGAATTTTTTTGACTGGTAGTGTTTCTAATACTTGTTGTTCTTTATCTTCTACCAAATCAGCTTTAGTTACATTAAAGTAATCAGCAAGTAATTCTATTTTGTCAATACGTGGATAATTTTTTGCATTTATCCAATCTGACAAAGTTGTATACTTTACTTTTAAATCATTTGAAAGTTTCTTTCTATTGATATTGTTTTCTTTCATAAGACGAGAAATATTTTTAGCCATTACTTGTTTATTTCCTAGCATTTATTTTCAATCCCTTCATCTAATAACTTAAATTCATTATACGATTATTCCGTAAATATTACAAGTGAAAAATAAAAAGTACGGTTTAAGTGTTGACATTACGTTTTAACCGTAATATACTAAAGCCAGTTCTACAACAGGAGGTGACAAAATGGTTGAAACATACGTAAGAAAAGAACCTTATACTCTAAAAATGTTGCGTGCTAAATATGATTTAACTCAAGCACAGGCAGGTAAGAAAGTAGGTGTTTCTGCTGATGTGTGGCACAATTGGGAAAAAGCTAAAACATTCCCTAATATTCCACAATTACAAAAGATAGAAGAAGAATTTAACGTCACTTACAATGACATTATTTTTTTAACTAACAATAACGTTTAAAACGTAATAAAAGAGGTTATAAAAATTGAACGAATTACAACTTAATAAGGAGGAATTAAAATGCAGGAAATACCTAGTTACAAAATTTGTGTAGAAGAAAATAAAAAAGATGGTTATGTAATGCACATAAATACTATAGACGAAGTTCTGAAATTAATAAAAAAAATAGATAAGTTTGTAGAAATAAGAATAAGCCCCTCAAAAAGAGAGGCTCAAAACAAAAACTAGAGATGTGATTTCAAATGACTAGAGCCACAAATGACATTACGCCAAGCAGCTTCACTTGTTAATGTAGCTACAAATAAGCTGTCATCATTATCAATAAAATCTCTCAGTTCATCTCGAATGGACTTGGCACTGCGTTCTGAGTTAATGAACCAAACAGACTTATTGATTTTTGCAGAGTTAGGATAATCTTCTATTGCTTTAATCAACTTTGAATAATCCTTTTGGTTATTCAAATCATAAGAAACGACATAACTTTTCATACTTATCACCTCCTTATAAGGAGTATAGCAGAAAGGAGCATAAACAATATGCAAGATTTACAAACTAAATCGAACATCGGAGAAATGTTCAACATTCAAGAAAAAGAAGACGGAGAAATCGCAATAAGTGGTCGAGAACTTCATAAAGCATTAGAAGTTAAGACGAGATATAACGATTGGTTCGAGAGAATGATTAATTACGGTTTTGAAGAAAATAACGATTATACAGCTCTTACTCAAAAAAGAGTAACAGCTCAAGGTAACGCGATTAACTATTTTGACCATGCACTAACATTAGATACCGCAAAAGAAATCGCAATGATCCAACGTAGTGAACCTGGTAAACGCGCAAGACAATATTTCATTCAAGTAGAAAAAGCATGGAATAGTCCAGAAATGATTATGAAACGCGCATTGAAGATGGCTAATAACACAATTAATCAACTTGAAACACAAATTGAGAAAAACAAACCTAAAGTGTTATTCGCAGACGCAGTAGCTACAACAAAAACTTCTATCTTAGTGGGTGAGTTGGCGAAAATCATTAAACAGAATGGTGTCAATATCGGACAACGAAGATTGTTTGAATGGTTACGACAAAACGGTTTCTTAATTAAACGTCAAGGTGTCGACTACAACATGCCGACACAATACTCAATGGAACGTGAGTTGTTCGAAATTAAGGAAACATCAATCACACATTCAGATGGTCATACATCAATTAGTAAGACGCCAAAAGTAACAGGTAAAGGACAACAATACTTTATTAATAAATTTTTAGCGGAAGAACTTTAATACCCACAATCAAAAAACAATTTAAGGAGGAGGAAATGGAATGAACATTCAAGAGGCGACTAAATTAGCTATGAAAAATGGTAAACCGATTTATCGCTCGTCTGAATTTGACACATTTAAAAAACCGGGTGACAACTTAGAACTTTTACCTACAAACAGTTATGGATATGTAGTCGTGAAACCAAGACAAAAAGCCTTCTATCCATTATGGCAACCAATGGCAGAAGACTTATTAGCAGATGATTGGGAAGTAGTGGGGCTAAAAAAGAATTAACTTTTTCAATTCGTTAATCCTTTTTAATACTTTATTTAGATTCTTCGTGTAGCGATTTTGCATCTCAGCTATAGCTGATGGTTCAAGTATGAATTCTGGGTAGCCATCCATTGTTGATTTCGGTGTATTTAAATAACCGTAGCTTGAAAGTTCCTTTAGAGCTAAATGAAAATCTTCAGAATCTATTCCAATAAAGTAATTATCGCGAACACTATGTTCATCTTCGAAATACCTTGCTTCACTTTTATTTTTACCATCTTGAAGATCGTCTTCATAACAACGATAAAGTTGAAGCAAAACGAACTCAGCTTCATTAGTAAGCACAACATCACCTCCCTTCATAAAGGGATAAAAACATTATACACGAAAGGAATGATTTTCATGGAATACATTGGGTTCGCAGACGCCAAAGAATTCGTAAAAGTAAGTGGCATTTCTAAAAACGATTTAGAAAAGCATGTTTATAGCAACAAGGAGTTTCAAGAACAATTTATGTACCGCTTTGGTAAGAATCATAAACGCTACATCAAGATTAGACCAGCAATTGACTTTATAGAACAAAATTTAATGATGTCAGAAACGGCACTTTAGAGGAGGCAAAACAAAATGAACAAACTACAACTCATTAAAATAGCACTCCTAATCGTTATCTTGGTGGAGGAGATTAGAAGTGCTAGAAATTATAAAAAAGCTATAGGAAAACCTTTTTCAATACACTAGAAACAGCAGTGGATAAACGCTTTACCAAAAGCAGTTATTTCTATCATTCCTTTATCGAATTCAATACAAGCTGGTTTTACTAAGTTATAAATTTCTTCAGTAGATACATTGTGACGACTAGCTAATGCATCGACACCAAAAAGATTAATTAAATAAAAGGTATCACTGTAATCATCATGTTCAATTTTTTCATATTGCTTCGTAAATTTATCGATAAATTCATAACTAGAAAAATCATTATAATGCCTTTTATCAGTGTAATAGTTAGTCCCAATGTCAATTTTTAACAAACCAATTCTTTCAAGGTTATTCAATGCAATCTCTGTATCAGCAATAGTTAATGGAGAATTATTTATTACAACATCTGATAAAAAGTTCATTCCCAAATAATTACCTTTTACTGCTTTATACCTAACAGCAGGAATTGCATCTCGATTACAAAGGGATTTGAATAAAACGGCATCTTTAGGAGACATTTGTTTTATTAATTCAACGAATGAATGATGTATTTCATTTGTTTTACTATCATCCATAGCAGCAGCAATTAAATTAGAAAAAAGTTCTCTAATATTTTCTTCACTAATGTAGAATTTTGAACTCTCTATTGCTGGACCAATTATTGAAAGTTCAGGTTCTTTTAAGTTATCTCTAGGTATATTTTTTACTTTGGCTTCAATATTAGCTTTAAAGTTTTCTAAATCTTGTTGACGCTTATATTGTTTTTTAGCAACCCAATTATGATAGCCACCAAATATTAAATCCCATGTAGTATTTAAGGTTTTAATAGGGCCATCAGCAGCACCTTCAATAATTTTGTCTAAACCTTTACCAATTATAGGATCCATTATTTAACACCTCCATTCTATCGCAGTAGCGATAAAAGGATTATAACACGAAAATATGGAGCAAAACTTAATTAATTAGAAAGGGGTGAAACCGATGAAATCACACGATAAAGCATTCTTAATATCGTTACTGTCATGGATCGTACTATCACTAGCACTCACGATAATAGGTGTCTACTTCACAACTGCAGTAGGTATCGCAACATTAATCAGTATCGCAACATTTGTATTTTTCGAATATGAATTTTTTCAAATAAAAAAAGACTGAAACTTGCGCCAACAAGTAACAGTCACTCACGAAATATAACTAACATAAATATACGAAATATAACGGAGGTAGTCAATTATGACTAAAAAGCTTAAACCAATTCAAAGTATTTATCTAGAACTGGTTCATGAATACTTTAAATCTAATCAAAAGTGTGACTTAGGTTTATCTCGTACTTTTGACGACGAACTCATTATCGAGTTCTTACACTATCACGATCATTATAAAACAAATAATAAACTGATACAGATTTTTGAATCTAAACCAGAAAGCCACAAAAGATTAAAGAATTTAGTCATTGAAGTAATGCGTGGCCAAAGAAAAATCAAAAAAGGAGCCTAACAATGAATTTAACTATTAACAAACTGACAATCGAAAACTTTGCAGGCTTTAAGAAACAAACATTTGAATTTAACGGCCAAGATGCAAGAGTGTACGGAGCTAATGGCACAGGTAAGACTACTACAGCAACTGCACTACAGTGGTTGTTATTTGATAAAGGTTTAGATGGCTCAACGAAGTCATTTAATCCAGTACCGTTAAAAGAAAATAACGAAGAAGATTATGAACTTATTCCAACAGTTGAAGTTGAATTAAATAAAGATGGTAAAAATTTAAAAATCAGAAAAGAAAGCCATCCCAAATACACTAAAAATCAAAGTAATAATCGCAAAGAATATAGTCGTTCTAGAACAAAGAAACAGTATATCAATGATGAAAGTTTAAAAGTAAAAGATTTCCAAAGTCGTATCGCTGAACTGGTAGATGAAGATGTATTTAAACTCATTACTAATCCTGCAGCATTTAATGACTTGGAATGGAAGAAACAACGTGAATTGTTATTTGAAATTGCAGACCAAATTAATGATGAAGATATCATCAAAACGAATAAGGACTTTAAGGATTTAAAAGATATCTTAGGTGATCATGATATCGAAGTAAAAACAAAAATCCTAAACGATAAGATTAAGCAAATTAGAAAAGACATTGAAGATATACCAGTCAGAATCAATCAAACTGAAAGCAATAAACAAGATGTCCCTGAGCATGACGAAGAACGTTACAACACAGTTAAACAAAAAATTGAACAGTTAGGTAATGAGAGAGTTGATATTCAGAATGGTAAGTCTGAGATTGACCTTCGTAATCAACTTGCAGATAAACAAGCAGAACTGAAACGTCTTGAAGATAATCATGATGCTAACAATGAAAGTCGTATTCATTCAGCAACAAATGAATTGAGCGTAGAAAATGGTACAGTGGCCAACTTAGAAACGAAAATCAGAAACAACAAACAACAAATTGATTACGAATCAAAACGTCGTCAAGCATTGCTATCTGAGTATCACGATTTCAAAGAAAAAGAAGAAGAAGTTAGAGCAAGACAATTTCAACCTAGTACTGATAATGTTTGCTCTTGTTGTGGCCAAGCATTACCACCTGAACAAGTTGAAGAAGTAAATAAAAAAGCATTGGCCAAATTTAATAAACAACAATCTGAAGATTTAGAGAACCTAAAACAAAAGACTGAAAAGATACTTTCTGATGGCAAAGAAATCAAGCCACTAATCGAAAGATTAGAAAGCGAAAACAATGACTTACAAATTAAAGTCAATGAAGCTAATGAAAGAGTGCAACGTATTGAAAATCGAATTAATAAATTGAAAGCAGGCAATGTTGATATTACTCAAACTGATGAGTACAAATCAATTCTAAATGACATCAATGTAATCAATCAGAAACGTAAAGATATTAAAACTACTATTAGCGATAAAGTAGCCAAGATTGATGAACAAATTAATGAACTCACTCAAGAAAAAGTTGCATTTGAAAATGCTAAAGCGATTGAAAGTTCAAATGAACATTTGGATAAAGTCATTAAGGATTTACGCAGCGAAGAAGATCAACTACTTGATAAGAAAGAGGATTATGAACATCAACTTTATATCTTGAAAGAATTTACAACTACCAAAGTCAAAATGCTGACTGAAAATATTAATAAGAAATTCAAAATGGCTAACTTTAAGCTATTCAATCATCAAGTTAACGGTGAAATCAAAGAAACATGTGTCTGCACAGTTGAAGGCGTTGAATATAACGGTGGCCTTAACAACGCAGCAAGAATCAATGTTGGATTAGATGTTATTAACACATTATCCACACACTATGGAATCACTGCACCAATCTTCATAGATAACGCGGAAAGTGTGACAGATATTATTCCGACAGAAGCACAACAAATTCAATTAGTAGTAAGTGGCCAAGATAAAACATTAAGAATGGAGACTATATAAAATGACTGAAAATAATAAATTACAAACTATTGAACAACAATTAGTACAAGAAAAGAACGTATCTGACAACGTATTAAACAAAGTGAGAGTTTTAGAGTCACAAGGCAATTTGGAATTGCCAAATGATTATTCACCAAGTAATGCCATGAAACAAGCATGGTTACAAATCAGCCAAGATAACAAATTAATGAGTTGTAACGATACAAGCAAAGCAAATGCCTTATTAGACATGGTAACGCAAGGTTTAAATCCAGCTAAAAATCAATGCTACTTTATTCCTTACGGCAACAAAATGCAGTTACAACGTAGCTATCACGGTAATGTAATGATGTTAAAACGTGATGCAGGTGCTCAAGATGTTGTTGCTCAAGTGATTTATAAAGGCGATACATTCAAGCAAGAAATGGGAGAAACAGGACGTATCAAAGCGATTAAACACGAACAGGAATTCTTTAACATCGACAAAGAAAACATTATCGGTGCTTACTGCACAATCGTATTTAATGATGGACGAGATAACTATATTGAAGTCATGACTATTGAACAAATTAAACAAGCATGGATGCAGTCATCAATGATTAAAGATGAAAAAGCATTACAAAATTCTAAAACACATAATAACTTCAAAGAAGAAATGGCTAAAAAAACAGTTATCAATAGAGCTGCTAAACGTTATATCAACACATCAACAGATAGCAATCTTTTCAAATATGCACAAGAATCTGAACAACGTCAACGTAAAGATGTCCTAGATGCAGAAGTGGAAGAACAAGCAAATAAAGAAGAACTTGATTTTGAACAACCACAACAATATGAAGATGCTCAATTTAAAGAAGTAGAAGAATCTGAACCAGCTGATGTAAGTAACTTTGAAGAAGTATTGCAAGAAGCACCTAAGCAAGAAAGTGAGAAAGAGCCATTTTAATTGAAACATTAGCAACAGGATCAAATGGTAACTGCTATCACATTAATGATGGCAGTACCTCACTTCTTATTGAAGCTGGCATCAAATTTGAAAAGGTTCAAAAACACTTCAAAGGTCGAACAAGAAAAATTAAAGGTTGTTTAATCACTCACGAACATGGTGACCACGCTAAGTATATAAAACAATATGTCAACGAAGGTATTAATTGTCATATGACTATAGGCACTCAACAAGCAATTCCTACAGAAAGTCATAGAATATGCACAATCAAAGCAAAACAAGAACTAAGAATCGGTACATGGTCGATACTGCCATTTGATATTGAACATGACGCTAATGAACCAGTTGGCTTTTTACTCAAAAGCGTTCACGGTTACAAAGTTTTGTATATCACAGATACAAAATATCTCAAATATAAGTTTAAAGGCGTTACACACATGATGTTAGAAGTGAATTACATCTACGAACAGATGCAGCAAAACATTAAAGATGAAGTAATTCATAACGTATTGGCCAATCGTATTATGGAGTCTCATTTTAGCTTAGAACATGCAATTGGAATGTTAGAAGCAAATGATTTATCAAAACTAGAAGAAATTCACTTAATTCATTTAAGTAGTAATAACGCAAACGCTACCCATATAAAACAAAGTATTCAGGAAGTTACAGGCGTTCCTGTTTATGTAGGAGGACAATAAATGATTAACAGAGTCGTATTAGTAGGTCGTTTAACTAAAGATCCTGAATTTAGAACAACTCAAAGTGGAATTGATGTTGCAACTTTCACACTAGCAGTTAATCGTAATTTCACAAACGCACAGGGTGAACGTGAAGCAGATTTTATCAATATTATCGTATTTAGAAAACAAGCACACAATGTTAACAACTATTTATCGAAAGGAAAATTAGCAGGCGTTGATGGTCGAATTCAATCATGCAGTTATGAAAATCAAGAAGGTCGTCGAATATTTGTGACTGAAGTAGTTGCAGATAGCGTTCAATTTCTTGAACCTAAAAACGCACAACAAGGTGGCCAACAAGACGCTTACCAGCAACTAACTCAATCACAAACACAACGTGGCCAAAATACTAAACCACAAGGACAAAATCCTTTCGCAAATGCTAATGGACCGATTGATATCAGTGATGATGATTTACCATTTTAAAGGAGTGAGGGAGTGGAAATAAATGCCGGAAAAAACTTATATTCCGGGGGGCTATATTCTATTATCTCGGAGGCTTATAGAAAGCGAAATATGGGATAAGCCTCCCATGTATTTAAAAGTTTGGATTTACATTCTTACAAAGGCAAGGCACAAAGCGAATCAAAATTTAGTCGTGGAGAGTTATTAATCAGTATTCCAGAGATTCAAGAAGCTTGCAGCCATAAGGTTGGATTCAGAAAGTTAAGCCAACAAAAGACCAAATTTACAACATTATTGAGTGGCTACGAGCGTAAATGAAGCAACTATGAAGACGATTACGAAACGACGCGATACAACTATGATAGCAACGACGAAGACAACAAGGGG